ATGTGAGCAACATGGATTCTAACCATTCTATTGAGTCTTTCAGGCTGCACCGGGTAGTGCGTGCTTTCCAGTACGCTAACCTTGGAGCAGACGTCAGAGCGCTCTATGATGGTGAGGAAGAAGAGCTGCATGTCAGGGTCGGACGGTTCAAGTTGATATTGGAGTGGCGGGACGGATCAGGAGTGCCGGATACATCATACAAGAACAGTTTGTTGTGCATAGTTATTCGGGCGTTTGCTACTGCCCATGCGTTGCACGACCTGACTACCCTCAGTGAGGATGCGACTGAACGATTGTTAACCGACATCTCAAGACAGTCGCACTGCGCTGCCGCGGGAGATGATGGTAAGCGCTATTGTGGCGAACGTCTCGCAGGTGTAGACATGCGGGACTTCAACATCGCTCGCTACCGACAGTGGTGGGCATGGTGTGGCTTTGGTGTCAAAGTGTCTGTTACGCCACCTAACCGATGGCGGATGGGCACATTCCTCGCCCAACGACCTGTTTGGAACGGGGAGGCCTACGAATGGGCACCAGAACCAGCGCGACGTTTGCAAGGTTGCTTTTGGCAGATCGATTGTGGGTTGCATCCGATTGCATGGGCTCGCGGCGTGGCCACACAACTTGCTCATCAGGCACGTGCGCACCCTGTGATCTACCCAATCTGCGACTGGTACCTTCGCAACACCAGAGGCCCGGTGGCAACTGACGTCGAGACAATACATCAGTACTCGCCATTCCGTGGCATGAAGAGTGCCGGTGTCGTCAATGAGCGGTGTATCAATGAGTTTCTTTTGGACTATCACCTCACTAAGAGGGATTACGACGTATTCCTCGGCATGTTGGAATCTACAAAAGATGTCCTGGTGAACCTCGACTGCCAGGTCTTACGTGCTGTATATGCCGAACAATCTTGAGGACCCAAAACACCTTTCCTTTCTTTTGTATGTCTTGTCTGTTGTGTACTAACCGTAGCGCAGAAAATGAGAGCTCCACGACCACAAACTCGGCGGGTTGCTACATCAGCACAGACCAAGGGGTTGTCAGACATTGCACTTTCGATGGCTTTGCCTCATGACAAGAACCCCGTCCGTCTGCCTGTAGTGCCTGTGACACATACTTCCACCGTGTCCCTGATGAGTGATACCACATTTCCTGTTGATTCTGCCTCTGGGGTGAAAGCGAATCTTTGCCGAGACCCAAGCTATCCTATGTGGATTCAACAGAAGTGTGAGGCCATTGCCGTTGATTACTCATTTGAT